GATTTGGTTAAACGGATTAGCCGGGACAGTACCGGATGAGATATATCCAGCCGACTGGACAGACCATGCGGTAATTGCGCCAGCAGCAACGTTGGTTACTAGCATCACAAGGCTGCTGCCGAAGTTAACTGTGTCGCCAATGGCATAGCCTGCGCCACCAGCAGAGATTGTTGGGGTACCCTGAACCTGCAACACCGCAATCGCAGTCGCGGCAATGGTTGGCGATCCGCCGAAAGACACAGTCGGGACAGTGGTATAGGTCCCGGGCGTGGTTACGGTGACATGGTCAATGCCAGAACCCACGAACGGGTTCTTGGATATTGGCGGAGTCTGGGTGAAATCCGCAGCAATGTTAGAGTCGATGAAGTTAACGTCTTTGCAGGTGCCGACAAACCCATACTGAACACCTACAGGCAGAACGCCGAAATACGAAACCTGAGTCTTATAGACATTGTAAGCAATCGCACCTTGGACCGCAGTCCACGAAGCCTTGACCGTGCCAGTGACCGTGCGCATGTCATAGGTATACAGTGATGCGGCCGCAGACATAGACGACTCTTGGCCATTGGTGCCAATCGAGGTAACCCCGTAGGAATAGTTCGTCGGAGTTGCACCGGGGAAGTAGACGAATGATCCTGCCAGTGTCGGGGTGCCGGGTGCCGATATAGTCGCGCCAATCACAACCGGAACTAGCGTCCAGTTGGTGGCTGAGATAAGGGTCAGCACATAAGGCTCGTGGTTAGGATGGCAGAGGATCATCTGGTTGACACTCTGCGCAAACTTGATCAAACGTAGGTCGTCGGAACTTGTATAAGGCGAGGCAATGGTATAAACCCGGCTGGCTGTGCCGCCAGAGGTATAAGTCGAGTATCCAGTTGAGTTTATGTTGGTTCCATTTAACCCGGCAATGGTAACATTGTTACCAGCCACCGCGGTTACGATAAAATACTTCTGATTAATCTGCGTCATACCCACAACGTTCTGAACATAAATCCAGTCGCCAATGGAATAGGTATGCCCCGGGATAGTTATCACACAGGGATTGGCTTTGGTCGCTGCGGTTATTGCAACACCAGTTTCGATGATTGGCGATCCGCGATAGAAGAACCGAATGTACCCATCGCCAAACTCAAGCACATAGCCGACTGTGAAGCTGGCTTGAAATGAAATAAGCCTCACCGGAGTTGCAGACTTATACGCCTGCAAAATATACTGAGTACCAACTCGTGTGCTGGCCCCTCCCCGATAATCCACAAAGAAATTCTCAAGCAGCGCTGCACCGGCTTTGTACTTCGCCAGATCAACGCGAGCGTATAGGTTTGGTGACCATTCGCCGGAATTAAAGCTTGCTTGGGCAATGATATGAGGCATCGGCTTACCTTAAAGAATTGGCCAAAGCGGGCCCCAACTAAAGCCCCATTGCGACTGGGTATAGATATCGGGATAATCCACACCACGAACCCTGATCCAATCTGGGGTTACATCGTTGATGGTAAGACCTTCGTTACCGTCACCTTCACGAGCTTCTTCGATCATTTTATTGGCTGTTTCGATTGCCATCTTAGCGAGAGTCTTATCGCCAGCAAGTGGAATGGTAATAGTCGCGCCGAGAATTTTGACCAATGCCTCTTGAAACGAATCGTCCATGATATCTGGATCAGTGACGTCGGCGCAATAAACCAGCGTGGCGTATTGCTGGTCGGTCAGTATCACCCGCTGCGGACTGGCGGGACCATAGGTAAGGTTAAAGCTCGCGTCAATGCCTGAACCGGTGGTGGTGTCCTGAGCAACCGGGTTGGTCTGAGTGGTGAAGTAGCTGCCACCTTTAGGCGTAGCCGAACCCATTACCTGATTCACAACCGAAGCCGCAGTTATGACACCAGCCACAACTGTGTCAACCTGAATCTGCGCAGGCGCACCTATTGGAGCATTGCCTTGAATAGTGCCGGGCAGAGTTATGATATCGCCTGCGGCATGGCCAGTGCCGCCATCGTTGATCGAAACTCCAGTCACCGGCCGAAAGGTATCGGTCTGAACCGTGAACTTAACCGGCGGGCCTGCTGGTATGCCAACGCCAAAGCCGATGTTATCCACCGGCGGAATCCAAGCGGCATACACACAATCAACCGGGTATTGATATTCATAAACCCAAGGCGGCGAGGGAATACCTGACTGCCAAGGTTTACCCACAAAAGTCGTTGCCGAGTTCTCAGGAGTTCCCGGCAACGATGTAATGTACACCAGATTCGCCGTTTTCAACACGCAGTTCCACGGAGCCATACGGATCAAACGCTTGCGAACTGCATGGTAGGCAAGATTGATCTGAATAGCTTCGTTCGTGGAATTGTTTGCAAGTTCCAGTGCAGTTACCGTGGTACGGGTGCCGGGGACTTGCAGCGCGCGATTGGCGATATCGGTGAAGGTTGTCATTAGAATGCCTCAATCCGAGCAGCCAGAATGTCATTGTAAGCATTCATATGAGCAGCCTGTTGCACAAGTTGTTCCTGTTTATCCACAGGCAACTTTTTAAATCCCTCCGCAGTAGTAAATGCAACAAGTTTTTCAAGTTTATCAAAAAGCTCACTCTGCTCATCTACTACGCGTTGCTGCCAATCTTCAAGCTTTGCCATTATCGCTTTCCCTGTGTTCCACAAGAACCATGATTAGTTCCACCAAGTCCCGGTCCCTGACGTGTCTGGGTCGTCGGTCCTTTCGGCGGCTCATAGGGAAGGTCCTTCTTTTCGGGTTTACCGCCGTCAGATGTACCAAGCTTTGCCATATTAATCTCCTGTATCATGAACCTTGGCAATTGTAGTTAAACACAACACTATCTGTACCTGTGCCAAGAGTTATTGTAAACGCTGTTTTACTTTGTGCTGATATATAATATGTACCAGTATAGTTAAATGCAGGTGTTACTGTGCAAAAAGCTGCATTCAAATACGCATTAGCAAATGTTATTGTACAGGCTGTCGGAGTTCCTGTACCAAGAGTAAATTGACCTGCTTGATTTGTGCTACCTACATGCGCAGTTGGCGGTGAAGTTCCACAGCTAGATATAGTCGGGACAGCAGCAGTGCCATAAAAATTAAGATTGTATTTGATTGCTGTCGATGAACCATAAGAAAACGCAGGTCCCATAGTAGCAACGCCAGCGGTAGTAGACCAGCCAATCGAGATACCATTACCGACTTGAAGCTGCGTAGCGCGTTCACGAATATAACATGTACCACCTGTACACCAATCAAGGATGCCTGCTGCTGATCGATAAAAACCAGTACCAGACTCGCCAGTCATAATTCCCGGAGAGTCAGCTGAGCCCGCAGCAAATTGATTAGTACCAGTCCAAACATTGTTAGCACTGAGAGTTGGAAACACTGTAAGATCGGGCCCAGTATATTGAACTGCTCCTACTGACGGAGTGGTAAGAAAAGGATTGCCATAGTAGTCATTGATAATAGCTGCGGGAAGTGTTCCACCAGTAAATCCAAGAGAAGATGAAGGTGTCATTCCATACAAACCTTGGGAAAAGCTTTGTATATAAGGAACAACACCGGTGGCCGTTGCTTCAATAGCAGTCCAAGCTGCCACAGATGCATAAGTCACGCCAAGATATTGAAATGGAAAACCTGCGGATAGTCCACCTTGATTATACCAGTTATTATGATTAAAAGTTGCAGTGTTACCAGTACCAGACTGACATATAAACCTTCGTGTGTTTGCAACAGCAACATAATAGGCTGCACTGTTATTGCCAATAAAATTTCCAGTCGTCGGCGAACCTGTTCCACCATCATTAAGATTAACAAAGCAAGTGACTGCCGGAGATATATTGGTGGTTTCATAGTGAAGATTGTTATAGATATAGTTTCCTGATCCATATTTTAACGTGGTAAAGTTCTTAGTTAGTAAGGTGCCTACGTTAGAATATCCATAACAACCAGTACATCCTTTGAACTCAAGAGCATCATACAAACCTGTAATGTTTGAACGCCGAATTGTACAATTGGTTTGATATCCACAAAATAAACCTTCGGTAATGTTAGTTGAATTGACATTGGCACCGGCAATAACAGTAAGCTGTTCAATTACACCATTGTTCGCCATATCTCGATAAATGCCAGGATCGCCGTCAAAGCCAATCGTTGCGCCTGCATGACCACCACCGGCACAATTTGGACGCAAGGTACCATTACGAATGGTACCATTATCAGCACTAAGTGCTGATACGGTTGTTGAATTATCAATCAGAATTGGTCGGCAAGAAGTCGTAGTACTGACGCTGTTCATAGCAACAGCACCACCACCCAAATCAATTCTTACATTTGATGTATCACGAACACGAATAAGATAATGAATACTGGAATCATTGGCCGGATTTCCGGTTATGTTTAAATAAGATATGTTATAAATCGGTCCAAGTGCCGCCGAATCAAAATAAGAAAAAAGTCCATTACTAGCAACACGTTCAGTTACAGTTCCCGTCAAGCTGGTAAGATTAAGCCCGCCTGCCGTCATGCTTGGCTGGTTCAGGCAAGATAAAGCCGAACTCATTGAGCATTCAACAGAGCCCGTAACTGTAAATTGTCCGCTGCCCGATTGAGTTAATCCATATGAAGTCGGGTCTTTCAATCGAGTATTAGCGAAATTAATAGTGTAAGTTGCGTTTGGTGCAGCTGTGATAAGGCTGGCAACAGAATTTTGCCCATCAATATCCAACGCACCAAATGAAACAAGTTCATTATTGCCCGCATTAACATTAAAAATTGTTGTCTGCCCACTTTGCGGAATAATCTTACATCCGCGATTGGTAATGGAATTGATTGTAATCGTGGTGGTAATAGAATATGTAGTGACTGGTGTATATGTTCCATCATTACAATAAATAATCTGACCATAAACTGCAACCGCCAATGTCCTTACCATAGGCACAACTAAAGCTGGAACAGGTACATCCCGAAACCTGCAAATTGTGACTGGCGGTACTCGCCGACTTGATTTTGGTGTCCTAAACACAGGTGCTTGGACCGTAAATTCACCTGAAATTATAAATGGCTATCAGATGATTGGATCAAACACTCCGCTGACCCTATCAACTGGCGAAATTGGCATTACAAAAATTACTGCTTCTGGCACTGCACCCGGAGCCGCAGGTGCAAAACTGTCGATTGTTTGTGGGACAAACGCCGGAACGGCTAAGATCATTGCCTATGCAGGCACAAGCACTACAGCCGTAACTGTTCTTGATAATATTGGTGCTGGCGTTACGGGCTGCTGAATGGATGACAAGCTTCTCCATTTCCTCGCTGTGACCAAAGGCGATCCTCTCGCCTTTACCATGGGTGCATACCCTTGGGGCGAGCCGGGAACTGTGCTTGAGAAGTCCGATGGCCCCGAGGAATGGGCCTGCGATCTTATGAACCGCATTCGCGATGGCCTAATCAATCTCAACGAAGCCATTCAAGAAGCCGTCGCATCCGGCCATGGTATTGCCAAATCCGCAACCGTTGCCCAGATCACCATGTGGGCATTCTGCACTCTCCCAGACACCCGCGGTGTCATCACCGCCAATACCGAGACCCAGCTTAAAACCAAAACGTGGGCCGAACTCGGTAAGTGGTTCAACCTCTGCTTCTTTGCCCGTGAACACTTTACCCTAACCGCCACCGGCCTATTCTCCAAAGACCCCAATCGCGAGCGCACTTGGCGCATCGACATGATCCCGTGGTCTGAGAAGAACCCAGCGGCCTTCGCCGGGCTTCATAACAAAGGCAAGCGCCTGCTACTGATCTTTGACGAGGCTTCCGAAATCCCTGACATTATCTGGGAAACTGCAGAAGGCGCATTGACTGATGCTGATACAGAAATCATTTGGCTTGCCTTTGGAAATCCTACGCGAAACATCGGCCGATTTAAGGAATGCTTTCCGGGCGGTAAATTTGCAGCCCAGTGGCATCATCTACAGATTGACTCTAGAACAGTTAGGATCACCAACAAGAAGCGCCTGCAAGGATGGATTGATGCTTATGGAGTTGACAGCGACTTTGTCCGCGTCCGTGTCCTAGGCCAATTCCCACGAAAAGGCTTGATGGAATTCTTCTCCGCAGCCCAGATCGACGAAGCCATGGCTCGGGATGTATTTGTGGATCGCCACGAACCCCTAGCCCTTGGCGTTGACGTTGCCCGTTTCGGCATGAACGCATCAGTGATCTTCCCCCGCAAAGGTCGCGATGCCCGAAGCATCGAACGCAAACGCTACAACGGATTCTCCACCACCCAGCTTGCCGACGAAGTCGCTGCTATCAACGAACAACTCCATGCCGACGGTATTATGATCGACGGTGGCGGTGTTGGCGGCGGTGTGGTCGACCAAGTCCGCGCCAAGCGAATGTTCTGCTACGAAGTCCAGTTTGGCGGCAAAGATATAATTCACAACACCATCTGGGGCAACACTGGCGAACGCTATGCCAACAACCGATCCGCCATGTACGGAGCTTGCCGCGCTTGGGTTGCCACAGGGGCGCTCCCCAATGACCCAGAACTTCGCCGCCAGATGCTGGCCATCAAATATACCTACAACAACAAAGACGAAATCATCCTCGAACGCAAAGAAGACCTTGTCGATGAAGACGGCAACGGCATATCCCTCGATGATATCGACGCGTTAGTCTTGACTTTCTCCCATCCTCTGGCACGATCAGCAAGAGCAGGTGGGGATTATCCGCAAGACAATCTCGTAACCTCCGAGTATGATCCCTATTCCCCAGATCGCATGCAAGCATAGGAGCCTCCCATGTCCAGCGCATTCAAAGCAATCGGTAAGTTCCTGTTTGGTGGCCAAGGCCAGACCCAGCCCGCAGCGCCTCCGGCCCAGCCTGCTCCGGCCCAGAACCCGACTGGCACCCCCAATACCAACAAGCCGACGGCCCAGCCGACGTTTCTGTCTTCGGCCGCTGCTGCCCCTGCGGCTGGCGCAGTTGCTGGCGGCAAGACTTTGCTTGGGAGCTAATCCATGGCCATCGTTGTACCTTTTGCCAAGAACGCGCCACAGCGCCTGCCAATGCCCGATGAAACCTTCACCATGGCGGCAGCAGCGCTTATGCATGAGAACGGCCGATTGGTACAACGAGACGATTCGAAACTTGAGGTTCAGGCAGACGCAAACGCCAAGAGCGCCAAAAAGGAACCGAAGCCGTGACCCAAGTCCTCACCACCAAAGACTACGCTTACCGCCGATACGTCGAGGGCCGGTTGCTGTCTCTCCGTGTCAACCGTTATTCTTGGTGGGTCCATTGGCGCGAACTTGCAGACTACTTCCTGCCTCGCCGATATAAGTGGCTGATCACTCCAAACCAGCAGTCTCGTGGTTCGCCGCTGAACCAGAACATCCTCGACTCAACGGGCTGCGTCTACGCACGTAACCTCGCGTCTGGTCTTGTCTCTGGTAAATCTTCCCCCACCAGCCTTTGGTTCCGGTTGCGCGTTGGCTATTTCGATTCGACCCAGACTTCCCCAGTCTCGCTTTGGCTTGCCGAAGTCGAGCGGATCATGTATTTGATCTTCTCGGAGAGCAACTTTTATAACGCAATTGCCACCTTCTACTACGACCTCGTTGTCTTCGGCACGTCGGCTATGCTGATCTACGAAGACTACGACAACGTCATCAACTGCATCAATCCCTGCCTTGGCGAATACTACGTCGACATTGACGGCAAATACCGCCCGACTGTTTTCTATCGCGAATTCACCATGACCGTTATGGCCGTGGTCCGCGAATATGGCTACGAGAATTGCTCGCAAGCTGTTCGTGAAGCCTACGACCTCAAAGACGGCTCAGGTCTTTCCCGTGAAATCATCGTGGCTCATTCGATCGAACCCAACACCGATGGCCGCGCCAAGGAGTTTGGCATCCCGGAACGCTTCAAGTTCCGCGAGGCTTACTGGGAATGGGGCGGTTCTGCCTCCCCGCAAGGTGGCTCTGCCAGCCCTCCCGGCTTCCTCCGCAAGCGCGGATACGAAGAACAAATGGCAATCGTTGGTCGTTGGGACATTGTCTCCAATGACCCCTATGGCCGATCCCCTGCGATGGACGGCCTGCCCGACCAGAAGCAAGTCCAACTCGAAACCCGGCGTAAGGCCCAAGCCATCGACAAGATGGTCAACCCTCCGTTGGTCGCTGACGTTCAGCTGAAAAACCAGCCGGCTAACCTGACCCCAGGTGGCATTACCTTTGTCTCTGGCTACTCAGCCTCTGGCAAACCCGGCTTCGCCTCAGTCTATGACACCAAATTCCCGGTCCAAGAAATCACGGCTGACCTTGAAGAGGTCAAAGGCCGTCTCGCGGAGATTTTCTTCAATGACGTCCTTCGCACAGCTTCCCAGTATGAAACCCGTTCCAATGTCACCGCCGTTGAGTGGGACCTCCGCAAGTCTGAATCGCTGGTTATGCTTGGTCCCGCCCTTGAACGAATTGACAACGAAGTTCTACGCCCTGTGCTTGAGCGAGTCTTTGCTATCGCCAACCGCGCTGGCATTATTCCACCGGCCCCACCTGAAATCCAAAACCAAATGATGACCATCGACTTCGTGTCGATGCTTGCGCAGGCCCAGCAAGCCACAAAGGCCGGATCGATCGAACGCGTTCTGTCTCTCGCCGGTAATATGGCAGGCGTCATCCCCGGGTCCACGGATAAAATCAACTTCGACTACGCGCTTGACAAATACTCCAGTCTACTGAACAATGATCCTAAGATGATGAAAACAGATGATGAAGTCGCCAAAATCCGTGAGGATCGCGCTCATCAGGAGCAGGCGGCGCAGCAAGCGGATATTGCCGAGAAGCTTTCGCGTGGTGCCAAGACCTTGGCTCGTGCCGACACCGGTGGAGCCAGTCCGCTGCAACAGTTGACGGGAGGCGTTGGTGCCTCGTAATGCCTCCCAAACCAAGGAAATCCGGCGCTATGAAAAAGCTGCCAAGCTCCGAGAGCAAAACCGGATTAACTTCATCGTCGCAGCAATGTCAACTGAGGCTGGTCGAACATATTTCCGAGATATCCTCGCAACTTGTCATATCTTCGCGGACCCATTCTCCGGCGATGCCTTGCGTGAAGCGTACTCCAAAGGTGAGCGTAACATAGGCCTGTACATCTACAACGACATAGTCACTCATTGTCCCGACTACTTTGTCTTGATGATGAAAGAAGCCAACATAGAGGAACAAGTAAATGACCGACGGAACGACGACGATCGAGACACCGACGACACCGACGACGGAGACGCCGCTGGCGAATGACCCAGCCGCTCGGACTGAAACGGGAGAAATCATTGACCGATCCAAACCAACTGAACCTGCCGGGAATCCCGCAGAACCTACCAAGCCCGAATCCGCTGTCGGAGCCCCAGAAGCCTACGCAGATTTTTCTATCCCCGAAGGACATACTCTCGATACAGCCACCATTGAATCTGCAACCCCCATCTTCCGTGAACTTGGGCTCAGCCAAGATCAGGCCCAGAAGCTGGTAGACTTCTACTCTGCGAAGATCGGCGAGATTAATTCGCAGAACGAAGGCTTTATGGAGCAGATGCGAACTGAATGGCGCAATCAGCTCTCAGCCGATAAAGAAATCGGTGGTAAGCTCGACGCCGTTAAGGTTGATATCGGCCGAGCCCTCGATCGAATCCCTGCGGAAGTCCGCACCGCCTACAAAGAAGCCATGGACTTGACTGGCGCTTGCGACAATCCCGCCATCATCAAAGCCATGTACTCCCTTGCCCAGCTTGTGAACGAAGGCACTCCCGTCCGCGGTGACAATCCTTCTCCGCATGGTCAGTCTCGTACAGGCGTTGAAACTCGGCCGTCGGCAGCGTCGGCCATGTACCCGAACCTACCGAAACGCTAAGCCCCACGTGGGATGAACGCAATGGCCAGATTAGCGGCTCGGAAATCTAACCCAAAGGAACTCAGATATGGCAACCATTGGTAATCTGGCCGTCACTTATGCTGACTGGGCCAAAAGGATGGACGATGGCTACAAGGTCGCGTCCATCATCGAAATCCTGTCGCAGACCAACGAAATCCTTGACGACATGCTTGTCATGGAAGGCAACCTGCCGACGGGCCACAAGACCACGATCCGCACGGGCCTGCCCCAGGCTACGTGGCGTCTGCTGAACGCCGGTGTCCCGAATGCCAAGTCCACGACTGCGCAGATCGTTGACACCTGCGGTAACCTCGAAACCTACGCGGTTATCGACAAGGATATCGCGGTCCTCAACGGCAACACCGCTGCCTTCCGTCTGTCCGAGGTTCGCGCCTTCCTCGAAGGCATGAGCCAGCAGGTCGCCTCGACGCTGATCTATGGCAACCAGCATACCAACCCGGAACGCTTCACCGGCCTTGCCCCGCGATATTCCACGAAGACCGCGGCGAACTCGGCTACTGCCGCGAACGTCCTCGACGCTGGCGGCACGGCCTCGACCAATACCTCGATCTGGACTCTGGTCTGGGGCGATGACACTCTTCACGGTACCTTCCCCAAGGGCAAGATGACTGGCCTCCAGCATCGTGACATGGGCGAGTGGCCGGTGGCGGATTCGTCGGGCAACACCTACCAAGCCTATCGCGATCACTTCAAGTGGGAAATTGGTCTGGTCCTTCGTGACTGGCGCTATTGCACCCGCATCGCGAACGTGGACGTGAATGCCCTTACCGGCGTGTCGGCTGCGAACCTGATCAACCTTTTGGTCCGTGCGCTTTATCGCCTGCCAACTGCTCCCTCGGGCGCGACGGCGATTCAGTCCTCCGATACCCCGGCCGTCCGTGGCAACATGGGCCGCACGGTGATCTACTGCAACCGCGTGGTTCGCACCTACCTCGACCTCCAGGCGATGAACAAGACCAACGTCCTGCTCCGCCTTGAAGAGTGGGATGGCAAGGTTGTCACCACGTTCCGCGGCATCCCGGTTCGCACCTGCGATGCTATCCTTAACAACGAGGCGCAGGTTACCTAGTAGCCTCTAGCTCCCTGCTTCTCTCGAAAGGAACTGAATCATGATTCTCGACAATCTTCTCACCTTCACCGGCACGTCGAACGGCGCAACCGGTGGTATTACGGCCGGTGCCCAGACGGACCTGCCGACGACCGGTACTCAAGCTGCGTCCAATATCATCGACCTCGGCGTCACATCCGGTGTCCCTAGCTCTGCCAATGGCGGCGGCGCTCGCGATATCGGTGTGGGCGACGATCCGGCAATGAAGCTGTCGGCGCTGGTTACGACTGCCATTACCGGCGGCACGAGCCTTCAGCTGCAACTTCAGGGCGCTCCTGATAACGGCTCTGGCGCTCCGGGCTCCTACACCACGATGTGGACTTCGAGTGCTATTGCCGAGGCCTCACTTGTGGCTGGCGCCCAGATTGCCAACATTGACGTTCCGCGTCCGGCTCCGGGTCAGGCTTTGCCTCGTTACCTCAAGCTGAACTTCATTTCCGTCGGCACCCACTCTGCGGGCGCAATCGAGTGCGGTATCGTGCTTGATCGTGACGATCAGATTCTTGGCTCGGGTGGTGTCTACTCTGGCTATCCCGCTGGCCTCACTGTCGCTAACTAAAAGGAACCCTGCCAGCAGCTGTGCGTGAATCTCAATGGCGTCAGCGTTTCGTCTGGCGTCCTTACGATCAGCATGGAATGGATGGAGAATTAAAATGGCCCGATGGAAACTGATGGCAGCCCATTACCTCAACGTCGAAGGTGAGGAATGGGAATACCAAGAAACCAACCGAACAACCGGCCGACCGCAGCGGGTGAAGTTCCCTGTTCCGCGGTTGCTTGATATCCGTGATCCGGATTGCTGGACGAACCGTTGGGGCAACAAAGACAACGCCGATGGCGAAATCATTGTTTGCTACAAGGGTAAAGGCGAGTCTTCTGACATTGTCTTCACCGGCGATCCTACCCCAGATATGCTGCCGGTCGATGATGAGGCGAAGGAAATCTCTGCCACCTATGAGCATCTGTGGAAGGCCCGGCCGGAATCGATGGCTGGTGATTTCTCGCAGTCGCTGATTGACAAGTTCCAGTCTGAAATGGCGGCTGCATCCGCCAAGCAGGCTGAAATCCCCGGCATGGCCGATCTGATTGCCAACATCGGCAAGCTCGCCGAAAGCAATCAGAAGGTCCTCGAATCCGTCACTCGGAGGGTTTAATCATGGGTCTTATCTCCACTGGCCCCGGATCGCCACTGGCTTTTGCGTCGGCCAGTGGGGGTAAGATTTATGCCTACAACAATATCTCTGAGAACGCGGCGGCTGTAGTTGCTGCCGCGAATCAGTTTCGCCAGAAGATTTTGTTTCACAATCCCGGGACGAATGATCTATTCATTGCCCCGTCGAATGTTCAAACTACTGGCTCGAATGTGGCGTTGTCTCCAACCAACGCGGCGCTTGGTGGATGCTTTCGAGTCTATGGCAACGGCGGAACCCTCGTAATTGAAGGTGAGTGTCAAGGCGCATTTCAAGCGTTCTCTATAACTGGTGCTGGTACGTCCAACCCCTTGACAGTGATGGATTCCAATGTATAAAATCCTCGCTCTCATCTTAAGCTTGTTGTCGAGCCCGGCTTTCGCTCAGAACACTCTCTGCGCCAATAAGCCTCAAGGCGATAACTCTAATGCCTGTGCCAACACTCGATATGTTGCGGATTTCTTGAATGTACCGCATACGTGGACACAACCGCAGACTTGGTCCTATACTGACACTCAGAATGTAGGGGCTGGTAATTTCTACACCCCATGGTTCTTTTCCCATACACTTGCAACAGGCGCAACGGGGTATCGCAATTCAGTTGTTGTTCAGTTATCTTCTGGTATTTCGGTCGCCGGAAGTTTTCTCGTTCCGATTGAAACCATTGCACATATCACCGCCGGTGGCTCAGGCAATGCCTTTGGATTTAATGGTTATGCTTGGGTAGATTCTGGAGCACTGGCAACTTCCTCTGCTTATGGCGGTGAGTTCAATACCGATGTGCGGCGAAACATTACTGATAAGGTTGGTTTACAACTTGTCGATGTTTCGACCTCTACCGGCGTTGGTTCTGGTCGTGATGCTGGGTTGTGGATGACTACACAAACCGGCGGTGCTGGGTATAAAAATGGCATCGAGTTCAGTGCTGGTGGCGGCGCGTTGCCTGTTAAATCCTCAGGTTCGTTGATTGTCTCTGGTGCTGGCACGGTCACCAAAGGCATTGACTGGCTCTCAACTACCTTCACCGGAAATATCATCGATGTTCCGCGTATGTCGCTGGACCCCAATGGTCAGCTATCTGTTACCCGGGCTTCCGCCGGACGCTCTCTCATTTTAACTGGGTTCACAGGTTCGGACCAAGGCGGCGAAATCCAGCAAACGAACGCTACAGGCGGTTCCAAGTTCCTGCGCGTGGCCGGAACCGGAAGCTGGCAAATTATCAACTCTGCCTATGGTGCATCTATCTTCGACATAACTGACGGAGGGATTATCTCTGTTGCCACTTGGCAGGGGAATAAGATTGCTGTAGCCTACGGCGGTACCAACTGTGCCGCTGCTTCAGGAACTTGCCTCGATAATATCACTGGGTTTTCTGGCACTGGATATATCCAGCGTACGGGTGCGGGGACCTACACTTTCTCAAGCTTGCTAACTTCGGCAGCTAGTAATCCAACCCTGTCCAGCTGCGGCGGCTCTCCGGCGATCGACAGTGGTTCGAGTTCCAACTCTGGCAAGATTACATTTGGCTCAGCCACAACTGCTTGCACTGCTACATTTGCAACACCGTTTGCAACCAACGCTTACTGCACAATCACCCCTGCTGCGCAGCCAGCAGCAGTTGCCAATATCCCATATATCTCTGCGCAATCCAAAACCGCGTTCACCATATCCGGTGGCACAGCTTCCGCAGTCTATTACTACAACTGCGGCGGAAACTAAGGAGAATCTCATGGCAAAACTTGGTACGTCTGACGGCGGTAAGCCTGAAAAGAAGGACCTTCCCTATGAGCCGCCGAAAGGACCGACGACCCAGACACGTCAGGGACCGGGACTTGGTGGAACTAATCATGGCTCTTGTGGAACACAGGGAAAGCGATAATGGACGAAGATTTCAAATCAACTCTGGCGTGGGCAAACGAACAGCTAGACGAACTTACCACCTATACGCAGACCGAAGCCTTTCGAAAGCTTACTGCCGAAGATCAAGACCTGATCGTACAACAGGCGAGTGCGCTGAATGCATACACGGATGTTCTGACAATCCGAGCAGCTAAGGTTAAGAAATGACAACCTTCACCGATATCGCCAATCGCGCGCTGCAAGTCCCCGGCACCCGTACCACGGTAACTGCACTGGAACTTGCAAACAATTCCACGAACGAAGCTATTCAGATCAACCTTGCCTACAATGCAGTTCGCAAGCGTTTGATCCGCATGGCTCCGTGGAACTGCGTGTTGAAAACGGCGAATTTGGTGTACATTACATCGTTGCCGGGAACTCCTGAGAACTCGGCAACGACTTTTGTGGGTAAACCTTGGCAGTCAGGTATTCCCTCTCCGCCTTGGGTTTATGAATATCAATACCCAGTTGATTGCGTGTATGCCGCTTGGATTCCGCCGGTGGATAACATCGGCTTTGGCGTCGGTATTCCCGCAGGCCCGCCGGTTAAGTTTACAGTTCAGACCGATACCTTTCGGCCGGTGACTGGAGTTTCGATCAACGATGGCGGCACTGGCCATGCCGCAGGCGATATCATAACTCTGCCCGGCACTATTCAAGGCAATGCTCCAATAGGTGCGCCTGCGCAGATTCAGGTTGACACAGTTGTGGCTGGTGTCATAACTGCGGCTTCGGTTGTGAATCAGGTAATGGGTTCGGCTACGCCTAAAGGTGGCAGCTACTTCACCACTCAGACCAACCCGGTTGCTCAGGACACCACCACCGGTTCAGGCATTGACGCGAGCTTTAACCTTACCTATGGTCCCGCCAGTCCGCAGCGGGTGATACTGACCGACCAGCAATACGCCACGCTGGTTTATTGCGCCGACGTCACTGATCCAGATATCATGGACGATTCGTTTCAAGAGGCATTGGTCAAAATTCTCGGCGCGACTATTACCATTCCACTTGCTGGCGATAAGACTCTCGCTAAGATGGCAATCGAAACAGCCAATAAAATGATCGAAGAAGCTCGTGAAGGTGACGGTAACGAAGGTCTTACCATCAACGATGTAACCCCAGATTGGATCAGGGTTCGTGGTGTGGATTATCCCGATATCTATACCCAGTCGCAATGGGGCTTTAGTTGGGGCCCGCTTTGGCCAATTCTTTAAGGTAAGCCGATGCCTCATATCATTGCCCAAGCAAGCTTTAATTCCGGCGAATGGTCACCAAACCTATACGCTCGCGTTGATCTGGCGAAGTACAAAGCCGGTGCAGCGCTGCTTGAGAATTTCTTTGTGGATTATCGGGGAGGGGCCAGCACACGAGTTGGTACTCAGTATATTTTGCAGGCGTATAAGTCTGCAACTCCGGTGAGGCTTATTTCATTTCAAGCCAGCTTCACAGTCGGCTATGTGCTTGAGTTTGGCGATGGGTACATTCGGTTCTTCTATCGCGGATCGCCAATCATCGAAACTGGTGTTGCAATAACCGCAGCGACCAAAGCCAATCCCTGTGTGATAACTATCCCGGGGCATACCTATTCCATTGGCGACTGGATTTATGTTCAGAACGTTGTGGGTATGACGCAGATTAATCAGAAGTATTTTATCGTAACCGCGGTGGCTGGTAACAATGTTACCATTGCCGGGTTAAATGGAACCAACATAAACTCAACTGGATACTCGACTTATACCTCTGGCGGCACAGCCAGCCGGGTTTATACCATTGCCTCGCCTTATACAAGTTCCGACGACCTACGTTTGATCAAGTTTGCGCAGAGTGTCAACCAGATGATCCTCTGCCATCCTAACCACGAGCCTTATGTGCTGACCCTTATCTCAGCCACCAACTGGACGCTAGTTCCGGTTGTGATTGGCGCGACTATATCGGCACCCGGCACCCCGACACTGGCAGGATCATTCGTCTACTTCCCCGGTGCAACTCCGACGAACTATTCCTACGGGGTTACCTCGATTGGCACCAATGGCCAAGAGTCGTCTATGTCTGCGGCCGCATCACTGTATACCTATGACATGCGCACGGTCACTGGCACGGTCAAGGCTTCGTGGACTGCGGTCCAAGGTGCGATTGCTTACAATGTCTATAAGACTCAGGTTTCGTATTTCGGCGTTCTGCCTGTAGGTGTTCAGTATGGGTTTGTCGGCACCTGCAAAGACGTTAACTTCATCGACTCTAACATTGCTGCGGATTTCACCCAGACTCCGCCAATATCCAAGAACCCGTTCGTGGGTTCTGGCATTGACCATGTCACCGTAACCACGCCCGGGACCTATACCACTGTCCCGACTGTGTCTTTCGGCGGATCGCCAACCATTGCCGCGACTGCGATTGCGGTGTTGCAGGTTCAGGGTACCCCAACAATCTCTGCTGGTGGCGCAGGCTATGCCATTGGCGACACAGTTAACTTCGGCAGCAGCCTTGTGATGCTAGTAACCAACGTTGCTGCTGGCGCAATTACCGCATGGTCTGTCCAGTCGGCTGGATATATCTCATCCGGTACTGTCCCGGCTAATCCGTTTAACCAAATC